CTTTCATTGTTGAAGCGAGTATCTACGACGACCTTAGCCTGAATCCGCCGAAGTGTCCTGAGTGTAGCAGTGTGATGAGTCGCGTCTATGTAGCACCGAGCATTGAGTTCCGTGGCTCCGGTTGGGCTGGTAAAGAGCGATGAAGTTCCAGTTGATTTTCAGTTGCATCTGCGGCACTCAATGGTCAGTACACGTGCGAGGCATCCGCCGCGCCTATAAAGCAGAATGGGCGTTCGAAGCCGCACACGCCGACCACCGGCCCACACCAGAGTTCTACCGATGATTAGCCTCGCCTTACTTTTAGCCGCTACAGCCTTATGGTTGACGATAACGATTTGGATGAACCGATGAAGATTGAAACCTGGAAGGTAGCGAACTTGCTACCAGACCCACAGAACGCCCGTAAACACGACCAGCGCAACCTTGACGCAATCAAAACAAGCCTAGACAAGTTCGGGCAGCGTAAGCCGATTGTGATAACCCCTGAAGGTGTTGTGTTGGCTGGTAATGGAACGCTTGAAGCTGCGAAGGCTTTGGGTTGGACTGAGATTGCGGTGACGGTTGTTCCGAGCGAGTGGGATTATGCTACGGCTAAAGCGTACGCGTTGGCGGATAACCGTTCGGCAGAGTTGGCCGAATGGGATACTTCGGTGTTGGCTTCTCAGTTGGTTGAGTTGGATGCTGAAGGTTGGGACATTGGGGAGTTGGGCTTCGATGTGCCTGAGCCTACCGAGCCGATTGTGGAAGATGATACGCCACTAACTTTTGACGAAAACGTTGAACCGGTCACAAAACTGGGCGATGTTTACAAGTTGGGCAACCACAGGCTTATGTGCGGTGACAGCACCAGCATTGATGCGGTGGACAAACTTACCCAGGGCGCAACCATTGAAATGGCTTTCACGGATCCGCCTTACGGTGTTGAATACACGGGTGGACTTCAGTTCAAGTCAGATGGCAAGGTTGAAAAGAACAACCGCGAAATGATTAAGAACGATGATGTGGACATTTATCACGATGTAATGTCTATCCTTTCGCTCAAAGTGGCTGGCCCTTGCTATGTTTGGTTTGCTGGTACAAAGGCTGCCAAACTATACGAAGCGGCTGAAACTTTCGGTGACATCCACGCCCTCATTATCTGGGTTAAGAACGGTGGCTACGGGGCGCTGAATGCCAACTACAAGCAGAAGCACGAACCTTGCCTCTACTGGAAGCCAAAGGGAGCAACCCTAAACTTTACGGGCGCGACAACCGAAACGACTATCTGGGAAATCAACAAAGACGGTAAGAATAAACTTCACCCAACCCAGAAGCCGGTCGAGTTGGCGTTCAAAGCCATCAAAAACCACAACGCCAAAACTGTGCTAGACCTATTCGGCGGATCAGGCTCCACGCTCATAGCAGCCGAGCAACTAAACCGTTCCGCCTTCGTTATGGAACTAGACCCAAAATACTGCGACGTAATCGTGAAGCGGTGGGAAGCGCTCACAGGCAAGAAAGCAGAGCTTGTAAATGAGTGACTGTAAGAAACATAAAGGCGAACTCCACCTAGACACGCTCCTGCCAATCGACCGCCACGGCAACCACATACTCTACGGCTACCGCCTATGCGGAAACCGCGAATGTGTAAACCCCGAACACGTCACCACCAACATCAAGATGGCACGCGCAAAAGGCCTACGCCCCGCACCCCTATTCCACAAACGCAACGATATCACCGGCGAACAACTAGCGAAATACGCTAAACAAATGGAGCCAGGCACCAAACCCGCAGACTACAACTGCGCCGTACCCGACTGCATCAAGCCCGCCCGCGCACTCCACCTATGCAACGGACACCACCTCAAGTTCACTCGCTGGCGCAAAGCTAACGGGATCACTCAAGTGCGTATGAGCATAGACAACTCGGAAATGCTGAAGTATGCCCTGCCAGCCGTAGGTGCAAACAACTTCAAGCCCCGCGACCGTTACTGCCACGTGCCTAACTGTGACGGCGAGTATCAAGCCCGTGGGCTGTGTAAGAAGCATCACAACCGTTTCCTGCGCGCCCTAGCCGCTAATGGCTAATGAGAATCATTATCAGTTAGAGTAAAACTTATGGCTAGTGCAAAAGGCGGGCGACCTAGAGGCGGTGCGCCAAACCCCGAAACAATCGCAAAAGAAGCGGAAGTGGTGAAACTCCGCCGAGGCGGTTTGACTTGGGATCTAATCGGCGAGCGCGTTGGTTTATCCCCGTCAGGCGCACACCGAGCCTACGAACGCGCCCTAGTGCGAGTAGTTGCTGAAGATGTAACCGCCATCCGCACCCTGGAAACCGAACGCCTAGACCTAGCCCAATCCGCTATCTGGGGCAAAGTGTTACAAGGTGACAACCCTTCCATCGCAAACCTTTTACGCATTATGGAACGCCGAGCGAAACTACTCGGCCTTGACCAACCAACCCGAATCCAAGCAGAGGTCATAACCTATGACGGCAACGCAGTCCGCACCGAGCTTGAACGAATACTCGCCAGCCGAAGTGATAGCAGCCCGCAGAGCGCTCTGGCAAAGGGATCTAGCGAGAGCGAACCAACTACCGCCAGAGAATAACGACTGGAACACTTTTGTAGCTTTAGCCGGCCGTGGATTTGGAAAGACCAGGCTTGCTGCTGAATGGTTGGCTTGGCAAGCGCTAATGAACCACAACACGAGATGGGCTGTAGTCGCTCCGACTTTCGGTGACGTGCGTGACACTTGCGCTGAAGGGCCATCTGGCCTAATCAATGTGTTGAACGAATACGGTGTGTTGGAGAACTACAACCGTTCGATGGGTGAAATCCAACTCACCAACAAAAGCCGAATCAAACTGTTCTCAGGCGCTGAACCTGACCGTTTGCGTGGCCCTAACTTCCACGGCGGTTGGTTCGACGAGTTGGCTTCAATGGATGGCGCAGCATTCGACCAATACAAGTTCGCACTCCGTCTAGGTGAACACCCTCAAACCGTAATCACCACCACACCCAGACCAACGAAGCTAATCAAATCCCTGCTCACGCAAGACTCCACAATGGTGGTGCGTGGATCTACCTTCGATAACGCTGCGAACCTAGCACCGGCTGCGCTTGCTGAACTCCGGCTACGGTATGAAGGCACACGCTTAGGTCGCCAGGAACTCTACGGCGAAGTAGTAGACGAGGTTGAAGGTGCGTTGTGGAGTCGTGACAGCATCGAAACTTCTAGGGTTAGTGAACACCCACCATTGATCCGCATCGTGGTAGCAATCGACCCCGCTGTAACTTCAGGCGATGATAGCGACGAAACCGGCATCATTGTTGCAGGTATTACCAGCGACCAGCACTACTACATCCTTGAGGACTTGTCTTGTAAAGAAACCCCAGACGCGTGGGCAAGGATTGCCGTAGACGCATACCACCGCCACAAGGCTGACCGTATCGTGGGCGAAACCAATAATGGCGGCGATATGATAGAACTCCTACTCCGGCAAGTAGACCCCACCGTCAGCTTCCGCAAAGTCACCGCCACCCGAGGCAAGATAATCCGAGCCGAACCAGTAGCCAGCCTATGGGAACAAGGCAGAGGCCACCTAGTCGGCGGTTTCCCCATCCTCGAAGATCAGATGGCTAACTTCACCATCGCCTCAACCGACTCACCAGACCACCTCGATGCTATGGTATGGGCTGTAACCGAACTAAGTGCGGGCGCAAGTAGTATTCTTGGACTTAGTAGCCTTGCCAAGTTCTGCCCATCCTGCCGGATGCCAGCAAGTAAGACCGCAACAGTTTGCCCGCACTGCCAGACACCGCTTGGAGAATAATGGGAATCTTTGACAAAGCCTTAGCGCGCATCGCTGGCGAAGTAGTGAAAGCCCTACCTAGCCCGAACGTGGGTACTGCTACCGGCGTGAATGTGCCGTTGGAGCGTGAAGGGCAGTGGGCTAATGTGCCGTTCGCACCCGCAATGCCACTCATCCCGTCAAGCATCAACCCTGCCGGTGAGCGTGGCAGACCTGACCCCCGTAAATGGGAGTTTGAGGTCGCCCAGAACATCAATGTTTCCGGTGGGCGTCTGGTTCCGTTCAAGGTGCTGCGTCAATCCTCGGAACAGATTGACATTATCCGCCGCTGCATCGAAGTACTAAAAAACAAGATGGCGGGTCTGGAGTGGGACATTAGCCTAACCCCGACCGCTGTTGAAAAGATTATGGCGGAGCAGGGCGTGAACCAGGTTCGTGCCGCACAGTTGGCTAAAGACCAGTTCAATGACGAGATG